TGGGAGCCTCTTCGGGGGCTCCTTTTTTTTAATTCTTTATTGAGAATAATACTCATTTGCAATTATGCCTTACCTAACTACTGGCTCCACTGAGCTTAAAGCTGTTAATCAGATCCTGGCGTCAGTTGGTCAGGCTCCTGTAACCACGTTGACAACTGAAGAAACTCTCATTATCAACGAAGTCAAACGATTCACTGGTTCTATTTCAGGCACTACGCTTACCACTGAAACTGCTAACATTCCTGTTGGTACTTATATTGGTGGTACTGGTGTTACTGATGGTACCTCTATTGCAGTAGCTGGTGTAGAAGCCACACCTGCAACTGATCCTGTTACGTATGATTACACTGTAAATATCTCACAGACTGTAACGTCTCGTACATTGACTCGTAATGAAGTTACTACCAGAGTTGAAACCCAAACCAACCCGGACGTTGCGATTGCACTCAACACCTTGAGAGAGGTGTCGCGTGAAGTACAGAGCGAAGGATGGACTTTCAATAAAGAATACGATTATAAACTTACACCTGACTCTAACAAAAACATTCTTATCTCTGATAGCATGTTGCAGGTAGATTTAAATATCTCTTCCAAGAGATTTAATAACCGGCAGTATGATAGTGTTAACCGTAATGGTAAACTTTACGACCGTATTAAACATACAGACCAGTGGGATGAGAGTGTGTATGCTGATATTCTGTGGTATTTTGAATGGGAGTCTATCCCTGATCCTATCCAAGCATTTATCGTAGCACGTGCTGCTGCTATTTTCTCTAGCCGTACCATGGGTGATCCCAACCAGTACCAAATCCTTCAACAAAAGGAAGCGTTTGCACGAGCTATGGCTATGGAATATGAGTGCAACCAGGGTGATTTTTCTTACTTTGGTGAGCCTCAGGGAGAAAATTATTACAACAGCTATAAACCGTTCCATACCTTGCAACGCTAATGCCAGCAGTAACACAACAGATCCCTAATTTTCTTGGTGGTGTATCCCGCCAAACTGACGACAAGAAACTAATTAACCAGCTGACTGAGTGTGTTAATGGCTACCCTGATCCTACATTTGGTTTGCTAAAACGTCCTGGTATGAAGCATACCAATGTGCTAAAGAAAGCCGACGGTACTGCATTTACCAAAGCTGAACTGGCAGATGCGGCGTGGTTCTTTATCGACCGTGCTACTGCTGGTTCTTACATTGGCGCTATCAAAGGTACAAACCTGTACGTATGGACCGCTGCTGAAGGTACATTCTGCACGGTAACTAATACCGGTACAGGATACCTTACTGGTACTAAACAGGATGATTATCACTTCCGTAGCATCCAGGACACCACTATTATCACTAACAAAACTGTTACCACTGCTATGCAGGCAAACGGTACCTTTGTTGCTAACTCACAAGGTACGTTGAAACTTAAATCGGTAACTAACGGTGATGTACATAAAGTTAAAATTAAAGGTACGTCTACCGGTACTGAGCATACCGCAACAGCTACCGTACAGTCTTCGGCTACATTTACCTCATTCTTGACTGGCACTCACGCTACTCACGATCTACTTGGAGCTGTTAAATCACTTCTGGAAGCACGTCAGAGTGCTAGTGATACTGAGTTTGATGGTAAGTGGTACCTTAACTCGTACGCTGACAACCTTACAATTCGTAGGACAACTGAGTCTAATGCTGTTGTAGTAGATGCAGAACCGGGATCAGGTGTTACTTACAAATACTTTGCGATAAGTGCATTGGGCGGTGTTTCAAACAATGCCATTGAAGCATTTCAAGATGATGTAACTAACATTTCTGAAGTACCTCTGGAATCATTCCATAACCATAATGTTAAAATCCTCAACAGCGATACAGAGGATGATGATTATTATGTAAAATTTGTAGCTGCTAATGGTATTGGTGGTAAGGGTTACTGGCAAGAAACAGTTGCACGTGATGTGTCGCCCGGTCTTAATAACGCTACCATGCCGCATGAGCTGGCTAACACTGGTGCCACTACCTTTACGTTCGGTCCTATCACCTATAAGGATCGTCTAACTGGTGATGATAACACTAACCCTAAACCTTCTTTTGTCGGTAAAAAGCTTAGTTCTACTTTCTTTTACAGCAATAGGTTTGGTGTGCTAGCTGAGGATAACGTTGTTTTTGGTGTCGCCAATGATAACTACAACTTCTTTGCTAAATCTGCACTGACTCAAATTGACTCAGACCCTATTGACCTAAACGTATCTAGTGTACGTCCTGTTACTTTGTCTGACGTTCTGCCGTCTCCACAGGGATTGCTGTTGTTTAGTGAACGTCAGCAGTTTCAAGTGTACGCTACAGATGCAAGTATTTTGACACCTACCTCTGCAGTTATCCGTTCACTGTCTAACTACGAGATGGCTACTAACATCCGTCCTGTAGACATCGGTACTACTACTGCATTTGTCAGCCGGGTGCCTGGTTACAGCAAGTTGTTTACCATGGCTCTTCGTGACGTTGAGCAGACACCTATCGTGGTAGACATTAGTAAAGCTGTACTTGAGTGGATTCCTGATACTGTAGATGATCTAACTACCAGCCCACCAAACTCGGTGGTCATGATGGTTGATCGTGATACTGAATACCTGTATCTTTATAGATATTATAACAATGGTAAGGAAGATCTTTTCCAAGCCTGGGTTAAGTGGGAACTTCCTGGTACCATTCAGACCGCACGGATTATCAATGATGCTGTTACTATGGTGTCGCAGCAAGAGGATCAATACACAATAGGTTTTATTGAGCTAGATGAACTACCATCTGGTGATGTAATTGCTACGTCTTCTAGCTTCTCTGGTAACGTACCTCTTGACATGGCTACCCGTCCGGTCAAACCTCATGCGTCCGTTGATGCAGTGGTATATGACTCTACAAATGACATTACTAAGATCTACGTACCTTATACCCCTATCGACGGTAAGGACGCTGTGATGCTCCTTACAGTACCTACAGCTGATGATGGTACTACTGCTGAGCTAGACTCAGATCAAGGTTACTGGGCAAAGGCTATTGAACGTATTGAGCCTAGTACTAACTATCGTTATTTTGAAGTTCAAGGTAAGTTTACTGATTATGCTGATGGTATTGTAGTTGGTTATGGTTATGATCTAGAAGTTACATTCCCTAAATTCTATCTACAACGTGAAACAGGAGCTGACTACACAGCTTCTTTAACGATTGCCAGGGTAAAACTATCTGCTGGTCGTTCTGGTGCCATCCGGTTTAAGCTAAAGCCTACTGGCTCTAACGAATGGAAGAACGTAGAGCATACTGCAGAAGCCAATGCCTATGATGGTGATACTAATCCTGTAGTCCAGGAGCGAGTTTTTACTCTACCGATCCATCAACGTAACACTAATTTTGAACTGAAAGTGACAAGTGATTTTCCATACCCTGTATCGTTGGTGTCA